AGCGGCATTGGGAGGTGCAAACCCTCCCTTACCTATTGGCGTTGGCCCTTACGAGGACACCCTTCGCCGTCTAGACGGTGGGATAGACCACAAAATATTGAACAAAAAATTTCCAAAGCTTTGGGAGCAAGTCTTATTACTTAACTCCTTTTAAAAATGGCATTCCAATCTTCGGTTAACCCCGCTCAGCTTACTCAGCTGGGTCAGGCTAACCTGGCGGGTGATACCCGTGCTCTTTACCTTAAGCTATTCTCTGGCGAGATGTTTAAGGGTTTTCAAAACAACACTATCGCTCGTGACTTGATCATGAAGCGTACCCTGAAGAACGGCAAATCTCTGCAGTTCATCTACACGGGTCGCACCAAGTCCGAGTTCCATACTCCTGGTAACAGCATCCTGGGTGATAGCAATGGCGCACCCCCGGTGGCTGAGAAGACCATCACCGTTGATGACCTTCTGATTAGCTCTGCTTTCGTCTACGAATTGGACGAAGTTCTGAGCCATTACGACCTGCGTAGCGAGATCTCTCGTAAGATCGGTTATGCTCTGGCTGAGAAGTATGACCGTCTGGCATTCCGTGCCATCGCTCGCGGTGCACGTGCTGCTTCCCCTGTGTCTGCTACCGGCTACGTTGAGCCCGGTGGTACTCAGATCCAAGTCGGTTCCGGTTCTGGTACTGAAGCTGATGCTTATGATTCTGCCAAACTGGTGGGTGCATTCTATGATGCAGCTGCTGCTCTGGACGAAAAGGGTGTCTCCAGCGATGGTCGTGTTGCCGTCCTGAACCCCCGTCAGTACTACGAACTGATCCAAGCCGTTGGCACCAGCGGTCTGGTGAACCGTGACGTTCAAGGTTCTGCACTGCAGAGCGGTCAGGGAATCATTGAAATTGCTGGTATTAAGATCTACAAGTCCATGAACATTCCGTTCCTGGGTAAGTATGGTACCAAGTACGGCGGCACCACTGGTGTTACCGATCCTGGTCGTACTGGTGACTTCGTTGAAGTTGCTCTTGAAGATGCTTCGACCGCTCAGACTGGTATCAACAACGACTACGGTACTGCTGCTGAAGTTGGTTCGACCTCCTGTGGTCTGATCTTCCAACGTGAAGCTGCTGGTATGGTGGAAGCTATTGGTCCCCAGGTCCAAGTGACTAGCGGCGACGTGTCCGTCATCTACCAAGGCGATGTGATGCTGGGTCGTCTGGCTTGCGGTTGCGATTACCTCAACCCCGCTGCTTCTGTGGAACTGCACGTTACCAACACTGCACCTTCTGCATTCTGATACAATTTATTTGTTCTACGGGAGCTCCTTCGGGGGCTCCTTTTTTTTATTTTTAATTATGCCTGCCACTTATGCTGCGTCCACAGAACTGGATGCTGTCAATCAAATACTTAGCTCAGTGGGACAGGCTCCTGTCACCACACTCAATCTTCAGAACCCTGAAGTAGCTATTGTTCTCACTACCCTACGCGAAGTTAACAGACAAGTTCAAGCTGAAGGATGGAACTTTAATGTTGAGCGTGGTTACCCCTTCACTCCTGATAGCGTGACGAAACACATCACGTATCCAACCAACGTCCTTCAACTCGACACTAATACTTACGAACATCGTGACGACTTTCAACCAGTTCGTCGTGATGGTAAGTTCTATGATAAATACAACCACACCTATGAGTGGGATAAAGCTATTGAAGCTGATGTGACTTGGTTGTTTGACTTTGAGGATGTTCCTCCCGCTATTCAACTGTACATCACTGCCCGTGCTGCCCGTATGGCTGCCAATAAAATGGTAGGTGATACTGGTCTTTTCCAACTGCTACAAGAACAAGAGGTTCAAACTAAAGCTGCTGCCATTGAGTACGACTGTAACCAAGCTGATTATAGTATCTTTGGTTGGCACGATGGAGAGAACTATTACAACAACTATCAACCGTACAACGCGCTGATCAGATGAGCACATTGACCCAAAGGATTCCAACCCTTTTGCTTGGCATTTCTCAACAACCCGACAATCTTAAATTTCCTGGTCAGGTAGTAGACGCTGAGAACGTCTTCCCTGATTACGCTTTGGGGATGCTAAAGCGACCTGGCGGTAAATTTGTAGCTAATCTAGAAGATGCTTCAACTTCCGGTAAGTGGTTTTCTATCCTTAGGGACGAGCGGGAAAAGTATGTTGCACAATACGATACAACTACTAACTCTTTTAAAATATGGAGTTTGATTGATACTACTTTGGGTGTCGCCGGTTCTCCCCGTCGTGTTGACATGGGAACTAACACTGGTGTGCCTGGGACTTGTAATCAATCTACTTTACAAACAACTCTTACTAATTACAACACTGCTAGCACTGATAGAAGTAATGAGCTAACAACTCTTCATGGTGTTGCAGCTGACTATGCTGAAATTGATGATGGACAACCAAACCCGTTTACTGGGTCTGGTGTACAACATTCTTTGTTTAAAGTAACGACAAAGTATGATGACAACTACACTCAATCCGTAGCTACTGGTATTACTTATGACGGTACTCAGTATAATGTCTTTGATGAAGACGCATCTTTTTCAAACTCTTACAGTAGTACTAGTGGATTCCCTTCTCAATATAAACTAGGTGCTGATCGTACAGATGAGTATCCCTTACTTAACAGAAATGGTGTTAAGCTCTTTGAACTGCTTAAAACAGATGCAGCTGTTAACACTCCTGCAGAACTAGCAACAGCAGCCAGTAATCTGACAACTGCTGAAGGTAATTACACGACAGAGGTTGGTGATGAAACTACTAAACGTGGTCTTTACGAAACAGCTAGAGACGCTTGTGACATTACAGCTGTTCCCTCTGATGCGTACCTCAAAGACGCTACCGCCGATGACATTGAGCTGCTGACTATTAACGACTATACGTTTGTGCTCAACAAAAGTAAAGTTACAGCGATGAAGACTGCACCTGCTGATCTTTCTGATGCTCTACCTAACCAAGCGTTTGTCGTTATTAGTGTTGTAGCTTACAACGCTGACTACACTGTTACCATTAACGGTACAGATTATACCTACCAAACTCCTCAGAATACCTCCAGTCACCACGTTGATACTGATAAAATCGTATCAGAACTTGTGACTGCGATTAACGCAGCTACGGGTACTCATGGTGTTACCGCTTCTGCTGTTGGTCCCGGTATTTACCTGAACGGTACAAGTGCCTTTACTGTCGCCACTACTGGTAGTACTAGTGAAGAAGGTCTTTACGTCTTCCAAGATGAAATTAACGTAGCTGGTCGTTTACCTAACCAATGTCAAAACGGTTATGTTGTTAAAGTCTACAACAGTGATATTGTAGATGCAGATGACATGTGGGTTAAGTTCCAGACAAAAGACAGTGCTACCTCTGGTCCTGGTGTTTGGGAAGAAACTGTTGGACCTGAACTTGAGTATCAGTTGGATGAGCTTACTATGCCTCACCAGCTTGTACGTCAAGCAGACGGTTCCTTTAAATACGAACCTGTTGATTGGACTGACCGTTTGGTCGGCGATAACACTACTAATCCTATACCTAGCTTTATTGGTAGCGCTATTAATAACATTTTCTTTTACAGAAACCGACTAGGATTCCTGTCTAACGAGAATGTTATTCTCAGTAAGTCTGGCGATTACTTTAACTTCTTTGCAGGTTCTGCTCAGATTGTAGCCGCTGACGATCCTATTGATTTGAGTGCTACTTCACAACAGCCTGTGAACCTGGCTTACGTGCAGACTGTTAGTGTTGGTCTTGTTTTGTTTGGACAAAACGAGCAGTTCCTGATGTCTACTGATGCTGATATTCTCAGCCCCACAACTGCCAAGATTAATACGGTAAGTAATTATGAATGTGATGAGCAGTTAGATGCAGTTTCACTTGGTACTAGTCTAGGTTTTATCTCTAAAACTCTACTGTGGACTCGTGTGTACGAGCTGGGGGATATCCGTAAGGAAGCTCCAGCAGAGACCAATGAGTTGACTAATAACGTTTCAGAGCTTATCCCTTCTACTATTAATTCATTTATTTGTTCTCCTGCGTTATCTTTGCTGTCATTTGGTGAAGAAGGTTCTGATATTATTTATCAGTACCGTTTCTACCAGCCTGGTAAAGACCGTCTAGCTAATACTTGGTACAAGTGGAAGTTGACTGGCAAGCTGCTTGAGCAGTTCTTTGATGAAACTACCTTCTATTCTGTGTGTTATGACGGCACCAAGGTGTTTGTCCAGTCTTATGACTTGACACAATCCAGTGAACAAGGTTTCTTGACTTTACCTACGGGTGAGAAGACAGACGTATGTCTGGACTTGTTTACTATTAACCCTTATCGTACTTATAATAGCTCTACCAAGACAACTCGTGTCTTCCTACCTTATGATCATATCCCAGGTAAGAAGTTACAGGTCCTAATTCTTGGTGGTTACATTGGAGAGACAATCACTGCTGAGCAATCAGTAGGGACGATTTACCCTGAGGATACTCCTAGTGGTAGTGCAGGTAATTGGTACATGGATCTAGACGGTGACTACCGTGGACGTAACCTGATTATTGGTTATTTGTTTGACATGTCCCTTCAACTGCCTGTGCTGTACTATGGTCAAACTCAAAACTCTCAGCACGTTACTGACTCTACCGCTGACCTTATCATTCATCGTCTAAAGGTGAACACAGGTTTGAGTGGTCCTATTACCTACACAGTTGATATTACTGGGTTAGATGAATGGGAAAATGTGGTCAATGTTACCTTACCTAACAGTTACAACTTAGGTAACGTTAACTTGGCAGCATCTGCTGAACACGTTATTCCTATCTTCCAACGTAATAAAAACTGTAAGATCACCATTAAAGGTGATACAGCTTTCCCCGTCAGCCTTAACAGCATGTCGTGGGAAGGTAACTATAACACCCGATTCTATCGTAGATCCTAATGTCTGTTTCCACCCCTAGTTTTACAGTCAGACCTGCTACTATTGACGACATACCTGTCGTACTAGATAATTTGTTAGACAATAGTTTAGAAGATCTACTTCGATATAAAATCAACCCAGTGTTAAGCCTTGCTATGGATATGGAAAATAGCAGGGCTTATCTGATCTCAACTGAAGACAAACCAGCTGCTCTTGTTGGGTTTGAATCTGATTGTTTCTGGATGCACATGTGCAGAGGCATGGAGGAGCATCCAGTAGCCTTTACTAAATGGGCAAAGCGTTGGTTCAAACAGAATAAACCTAAATACCTTTGGAATCACACTGGTATTGAGTACACTCAAGCCATTAAGATGGCTAAGTTCTTTGGTTTTAAAATATTAAGAGTATTTCCTAGTACTCTGACTTACACTTATTTAGTCGAAATGGTATTACTATGACAAGGGAGGTATCTTAATGGCAACCGGATTACTTGTGATGGCCGGTCTGCAAGGTATCGCGGGTCTTGGCAAAGGCTATGCTCAATCAAACCAGATTGCAGCTCAAGAAGCAGCTGGGGTGTACAAGAACACGTTGAGCATTGCACGTACTCGGATGATGAACGAGTACCGAGACCGTGCTTATCGCAGAAAGGTAGATAGAGTCCGTCAGCAAATGACGGAGAATTTTAAAGCAGCTAATGCCTCTTGGCAAACTGAACAAGCAAGGCTGCAAGAACAGTTCTTAGGTTTCAGTGATCAAAGGCAAACGCTACTTAAACAACTGATGGCAGCTGAAGGTTATGCAGCAGCTACCGAAAGCTACGGTAGAAGTGCTGATCGTGCCATTGCTCTAGCAACTGCTGCTCAGTTTGGTAACAGCGAAGCACGTCTTGCACTTACTGAACAAAGTGCTCTCCGTCAACATACCCGTAACATGGGTAAGATTGGTGGTCAAGCGTATCAAGCAGATATGCAAGCATATGGCACTGTTATCGAAGGTCCTATTCCTGAAATGGCACAAACCGCTTACCAAGGTAGCGGATTTAATCACGGTCTAAACATGGCACTGTCCATTGGCGGTGGTATACTGGCTGGTGCTAAAGCAGGTGCACAAATGGATGCAGCTTATTCGGAATAAGTAATGAAACTACCAGAAATTCAACAACTGCAGTTCAAGGGTTCAGCCCAAGGGCAAGCCTTTGATCCAGTTCAAATACCCGATCCTAATCCTAGGATTCAAGAAAACTTAGCCACCATTGCTAGAAGCTTCGAAAACATCACTGAATCCGGTCAACAGCAATTCAGGATTCAAGAACAGCAAGCTAAACAGATGGAGCAGCTTTTTGAGTTTGCTCCTAAATTTATTGCTGGTGCAACCGAAATTCAATATCAAGTTCGTGATAAACTTGCTAAAGAGTGGGCAGCTAAACAAGTTTTAAACATGACCCCTGCTCAGCAGAAGGAAGTGCTAGACCGTAACCTTGAAAATCGTGGTCTCCCTACCAAACAGGAAGAGCGGGATCTAGATGAACAGGGTGCAGAATTAGCAACGGACTTAAACAAAACTCCTGGTAATTCTGAGTTTGTTTCAGGTATCGTCGGTGCTGTTGGTCTAAAAGCTAAACATATTAACATTCATATCGCCAAACAACTAGGTTACATTATCCCTGAATGGGTTAATACTCAACTCAAGGAGAATAGTGGAACGATTGAAGTTAATGGGCAAATGCTCCAGATTAACGGAAAGCATCCACCTTCGGTTCGTCAAGACCTTGAGTGGGCGCTAGTCAACGCTGCTATGGGTATTGACGAAATTTCTGGTAACGATGCTATGCCTCTGGAGATTTTCGCAGAGCATGGTATGCCATTGCTTCGTCAAACCTTAAACGTTATGAGCCAACGTAATGATAAGATGTGGCGAACGGAAACAGGTATACAACAGCGAAACGACTTAGATCGTAAGTTTCTGAACACAATCTTTGATCCTAGCTTGACTCCTGAGCAACGTGCACAGGTTTACAAAACCCACGTCGAAGCTCGTTCTAACACATTCCCTGTGAGTGGTGAAGATAGGGGTGTAGGTACTGAAGACGCGCTGCGAAGCATTAAAGAACTTCAAAGCAACATGATTCTTTCAGGTCAGCAGTTTGACCTTGATATGCTGGGTGACATGCCTGTAGGACCGAAGGGTCAACCGCTGAAAGAGTGGAACAAAAAGTTTTATCTTGGACTTAAAGCTAATCAAGTTAGCCTAAGCATTCAGCACACTAATAACGAACGCTCTGCTAAACAAAATGGTGTTCGTAATGAAGTAGCTGCTGCACTGAAGTATATTGAAGATAATCCAGATACAGTAACCCCTGAGATGGCTACTAAGATCTACATGGAGCTTGACAAAAAAAGGAAAGCTGCTGGTATGACTCTACAAGCATCTAATCTTGATCAATACCAAAGCACCCTTGTTAGATATGGTAAAGGAGCTACTGAGCGTGAAGATCAGATTGTCGATGCTCAAAGTCAAGCGTTAAACGGTACACTTACCAAATCACACGAGCTGTTCTCAACTCCAATAGGTCGTTTGCATCCGTTGTATGCTGTTGCTGAACAATACGATAGAATGAACTTGACACCTGAGCTTAAGCGTGTCAAAGAGGCGGTTGTAGATCAAGTATCTAAACGGCTGCAGGTTGCTAAAAATCTACATGGTGGTATTGATGGCTACGCTGGTCAGATTTCTGATGAGATCTACGAATCAGTTCGGGAAAGCACTGCTACCAAACTGGCTGAAGCAAAAACCCCTGAAGAACGATCACGCATTGTTAGTGACGTTATTAATGGTTTGACTGACGAAGGTTCCTCTACCAGCATCCCTGGTATGTTTAAGAAGGACTCAGGTTCTATTTACGAACTTGACGTTAGTAACAAACCTACTAAATGGCTGCAACGTGGTGACACTGAGCGGACAATGATGGAGCGTCAGTTATCTCACATTACAGATACTGCAAAGCAAGGCAAAGATGTATTCCAGGAACTGCAAAACAATCCTTCTAGTTTGGTGTCGCGGGCTGTAGCTGCATCCGACATGAACAAGTTTTTGTCAGGTCAAGGTGTGGGTAGCTTCTATCAGGTAGCTATGGAAGAAATCAACCGAGCTGCTGGTAAACAAATTATTAAACACCCTATGCAACTACTCGCTGCTGTTTACCGTTCTTACGAGCCAAATGATTTCAATGCTAGTAAGATCGAAGAAATCCTGAACAAACGAGAAGAACTTAGTCCTAGTGCTCAAACTTTCTTTGATCGTTTGCAGTCAGGTCAGTTTGTTAACTTTAACGGTCAGTTCCGCCACGGGCGTGAAACTGTACGTGAAGGTTTCAACGGACGTATTCCTCCTGTTGCTTCAGCTATTGCTTCTGTAGGTACGCAGAAAACTTACACCCAGCAACAACGTGCCTTTGCTAACAGAGTGTACGAATTGGCTAAGGCTAATGGTGCCCGTTGGCCCGAAGTTGCTGCTGCTATTGCATCACTAGAAACAGGTTTTGGTCGCGTTCAAAAAGATAACAACGTCTTTAACTTGAGAGCATCAGGTGGCGGTTTTGAAAAGTTTGCTACTTTAGAAGCAGCGGTCAAACGTTACATCAAACTCTGGGATAAGAACCATAGTGGTTTTAAAAATCTTGAATCGTTTGATGATCCTAACGAAGCATTTGCAGCTATTGTAGATGCCTATGCTCCTGCAGCTGATCAAAACAACCCGACGGCATATAAGCAATTTGTCGCAGACTTCATTAAATCACAAGGCTACCTACTCGGACGCTAAATTATGGAAATTAAATTAGATATCCCGGAGCTAGAGGAGCTAGAAAACGAACAGCCTGAAGCTGCTGACAAAGTTGCTGAGCAAGTACAGCCTGTACCGGAAGAAGCGCCTGTTCCTCAGCCTGATCCTGAACAACAGGAAGCACCGGGATCACAAACACCTGACTTTCTAAAACCATTCCGTGCTCCCCTTCCTGGGGAAGATAGGGGTGGTTTGATGACTACGGTCATGGATACCCTTGCAGCACCAGGTGCGGGTCTCAATGATTACGTTGTTGACGAACTTAACAAGCTTCCTTTTGTCAACATGAGGAAGCAATCTGAATATAGTAACGAAGGTGTTCAAGCTGTTAGAGAACTTTCCTCTATTATTGGACCCTTCATTGCTTTGAGGAAGGCCGCTATGAAAGGTGGCGCTAAGTTGCAAGCCAAAGTAAAACACCCGCTTGGTGAAAAGCGGTTGATGAAATGGTTCTCAGAACTTGGTATTGATACTGGTGTAGGTGCTTACGTTGACTATACCAACACCATCAACCAGTATGACGACAATATGACGGGCTGGTTAAAGAGAAATTGGCCTAAGTTCTGGTCATTCTTACCAGATGATTGGGCAACTTTAGATGGTGATAGTCCTGCTGTACACCGTGCAAAGAACATTAAAGAGGGTGCTCGGTTTGGATTGTTTGGTAGTCTCCTAGAATCTACCATTAAACTAGGTCGTGCTCTTAAAGGTCTTAGCAATACTACTTCTTTTGTTTTTGAATCTGAGTCAGCAGCTAAAAAGTTTGCTCCTAAGGTAGAGCCTACTGACCCTATGGATGTAGCCGAAGGTATGGCTGCCTCTAGTCAAAAGTACGAAGAAGCTCTGAACGAGATGGGTGAACTTAACCTATCTAAGAATCCTGCTCCAGATGCCCCCGTTAAGGGCGTACACGACGGCTTCAATGACGTTCAGGTAGAAACACGCCCGGTAGACGACATGGGCATTGTAGGGGCTTCTGTGGACGCTGTACGCATCGCAGATAACCAAGGCACTGTTCACGGTCGTCTCCGTAACATGGTCTCTGAACCTGCTATGGATGTTGGTCTTCAAGGTGAGAACTTCGCTAACCGGGAAGTTGTCAAAGCTTTGAAAGCTGAACTAGAGTCTGCTGGTAACTACAGCGTTAAACTGCCTGACGGTACTCCGTACAGCATGGCACGTATTAACGACGAAGGTGCCCGACTGGCTGAGGCACTGGTGGATCCTCGCATGGAGCCTGGCTCTATGTCGATGCTTCTTTCTGAATACACTAATGTCTACAATCGTCTTGGTAAACAAGTACGTGGTCTGAGTGATGTTGGTATGAGTGCTGCTCAGCAGGCTCTGAAGAAGTACACTGATGACTTCATCAACATGGATGCAGTCAAAGCTCAAGCCTATTTCGTTACTTCTATTGCTGGTCAGGTTTCTGACATTGCAGAGAACGCCCGTATGGTAGGCGAATTTGACGCAGTTGCTCGTGCTCAAGAGCGTATTCTGGATCGTATTCAATACATTGTTGGTGAAACTCGTTTTGCTAGGAAACTACGTAACCAATCGACCAAAGCTCTTGGAGAGATCCAACGTCGTAGTGACAATCCCGAACTGCTGAAAGAAGTCGCTGAAGCTGCAAACCTGAGTGCTGAACGTGCTGCTAAGGAGTCTGCAGAGTATGCGACTCAATTCCGTACTACCTTACAAGAGATTGCTGAGAAGCGTCCTGAGTTTTTCAAAGTTCTTATGGAAGCTTACGAAGTAACTGATGGTAGCATCGACACCATGCACAAGCTTAACACCTACATATGGGAAAAGCTGGGTGCTATTAATAAATTTGTGTGGGATGAAAAGCCTGGCATTCCTAACGAGATTGTCCAAGGTTTGCGTGGTAACATCTATAACGCCATGCTGACTGGTACTGGTGCGCCTGCGGGTGCATTGGCTGGTAACGTAGTTATGCTTGCTGAAAAGCCCTTGACTACCTTAATTGGTGCAGCTGCTCACTGGGACTTTGCAACTATTCGACGTGGTTGGTACATGTATTCCAGCGTGTTTGATGGTTTCGGTAAAGGTCTACGTCACGGCGCTAAGATGTTCTGGAAAGCTTCTAAGAACAATTCGCCTATGGACTTTGCAACTCGCCAGGACTTTATCACTAAGTCTGATTCTGAGTTGCGTCTTCTTAAATCTTTTGCTGATGCTGCAGCTGAAACCGGTGAAGATGGTGCATTAGCTCTGTATTACGTTGCTGAAGCTCTTCATGGTATGGGTTACAACCCGGTACTGCGTGCTGGTCCTAACTCTATGATCGGCATTGACGGTATGACTTCTGCTGTTCTTGCTCACGCTGAATCCCGTGCTGCATCTCATGATGCTTGGGTCAGCTCTGGTAAGAAACTAGATGCTGACGCTATGAAGGCAATCGAAGAGGATGTTTACAACAAAGCATTTGATGCAGACGGCAAACTGCTTGACCCTAAAGTTGAGTATCAAACCCGTGAAATTGCCCTTAACTTGGACAGCGATAATGTCCGGGCATTTAACAACTTGCTAAACAAGAACCCGTGGATGAAGATGCATATCCTCTTCCCACGTACTCTTGCTAGTGCAATGACAGCGTTTGGTGAGCGTAGTCCCATCACGTTGTTCATGAATGACTATCGTAAGCTTGTCCTCCCTCGTGGTTACAAAGACTTTACCCAGGAAGAGATTGCGTCGATTATGATTCCTCGCGGTCTTCCTCCGACCAAGGTAGAGTTTGATAAGCTGCGTGCAGAGATCCGTGGACGTGTGTATCTAGGTACTGCTCTTATCTACAAAGCTCAGGACTTGTGGTTCCAAGGTCGTCTGCGTGGTGATGGCAATGCTGATGCTGGTAGACAACGTACTCGTAACCAACTTGGTTGGAAGGCTGGTACTGTTCAAACAGATGATGGTAACTGGGTTGATATTAGTTGGCTTGGTCCTCACGGTCAGTGGTTGAAACTGATCGGCACGTTTATGGATAACTTCTTCGACAACATTGATCCTGTTAGTGCAGAAAATTTCTACTCTAAGATGGCGTTTGTTATTGCATCTGGTTTTACCAACCAATCTATGTATGGTGCTCTTGAGCCCATGATGGACGTAATGGATGGTAACAGTGTTGCAGCTCAACGCTGGGCAGCTAACATGACTAGCAACCTTGCTCCTCTGTCTGCTGTTCGTAAACAGATTGGTGATATTATGTATCCTGGTTTGCGCGTTATGGAGCAGGAGTATCAAAGCTTCTTCCTTAACCGTAACCGCTTCCTACCTGCTGCTCAGGAAATGCCTAACCTGCATGACTGGTTTGAAGGTCAACAGGTTGGATATCCTGAAAACCCGTTTGTCCGTTTTAACAACGGTGCTTTCCCCTGGAAGATTTATGACGGTAAGATTTCTCCTGAACGTCAGTATCTGATGGATATTGGTTGGGATCATCGTCCTATCTTCTCTAAAGGTGAGAACGGGGTTGAATACACTCCTGAAGAGCAAGCCGCTCTGTACGAGCGTCTCGGCACCGATAAGGTGTTCTTCAGAGAAGTACAGAAAATTATGCAACGTGTTCCTTCTAAAATGTACCTGGAAACTATGCAGGCACAAAGGGAAACAGGTGAAGAAGTTAAGTCAGAGTTGTGGTATGATGTCTACGGAGATCTGAACTCTGCAGCACGTACTGCTAAAAAACTAGCACTTGACCAACTTGACCCTGTTATGCTCCGCGAACTACGTATTCGTGAGATGCAGGAAGGGGCAAACATTGAGGCACAGAAAAAGGGGCAAGCGCAACCTTACAGTGCTCTGAACATGACTAACAAATAATCCACCCATTACCCATTAACTAACTATCGTAATGGCTCTTTACTCAGACGAATATCCTTATCAGAGTAATAATCTTTACTCTATTTCATTTGAATACC